GTTTATGACGTCTGATGAAATTCATGATAAGTCTCCACTTCGCCGCTTGCCAATTTTGGAAGGCAAATGCCCAAACATTGAAGTTTTTGGAACTTGCTTGGGACGAGTTACGTACTATTCTGATGTAGTTACGTCTTGTATCTCAAAGCATGTTGAAACTGTTTGTGGTGTTGCTAACAAATGGGGTGCTCCTAAATTCCGAAAGGGAGACCCATGGCATGCCTCATTGCAACATTCTTGTCAACCATCTCATGGTATTGAAGGATCTTTACTTGCCCGTGCTTGTGAAGATTATTTAGAACCATTTGAGAAATTGTTGAAAGAGTATCATGCAATGAGAACCAACACACGACCTTTGACTAGGATGGAGACAGTTTGCGGAATTGATGGAAAGAAATTCGTAGACAAGATGCCTCCTAATACTTCTGTTGGCTATCCTTTATCAGGACCTAAGCGAGCTTACCTCACATATTTGGATCCAGAGATGTTTCAGGGATTTAATTGCCCTGCTGAACTGGATGATATGTTTTGGAAAGAGTTCGAGAAAGCTGAGGAAATGTATGCTCGTGGAGAGCGATATTATCCTGCTTTTAAGGCCTGTTTGAAGGATGAACCAACCAAGTTATCTAAGGATAAGGTTCGTGTGTTCCAAGCTGCTCCGATTGTATTGCAGATGATGACACGCAAATATTTCTTGCCTATTGCGAGAATTTTGTCGTTGTTCCCTGCACTTTCAGAGTGTGCTGTTGGTGTTAATTGTCAAGGACCTGATTGGTCCCATCTCTCTGAGCATATGCGTAAACATGGCAAAGATAGAATCCTTGCTGGGGATTATTCTAAGTATGATTTGCGTATGCCTGCTCAAGTGATGTTTTCCGCATTCCGCATTCTTATTGAGATTGCACGTATTTGCGGTTACTCGGAGAGAGACATTACAATTATGACCGGAATTGCCACCGATATTTGCTATCCTGTGATGGCCTACAACGGTGATTTGATTCAACACATCGGTTCTAATCCTTCGGGACAGAATTTGACAGTGTATATCAATTCGGTGGTTAATTCTTTGCTCTTCCGTAGTGCGTTTTACAATCTGCGTGGAGTTGAGAACAAGACCAAATTCCGTGATATTTGTGCCTTGATGACTTATGGAGATGATGTGAAAGGCTCCGTGAAGGTAGGCAATGATGATTTCAACCATTTGTATTGTGCTGAGTT